GTAAGCGCCGCCGCCCGAACCACCGGAGTCGTACCCCAGAAACCCAACTTCTGCGCTGGACGACCCAAAAGCATCGAACCGTCCTCGCTGTCCTTGTCGAGATAATCATACTTGGTGGCAGATGTTTTTGCCGTACCACCAGCGATTAACCCAAGTGTAATCAGCCGTGCGCTCATTTGAGCAAGGCGAGATTCAAGGTTTACGATAAGCTGTAAAAATGAAGCACCGCCGTTGAATGTTGCAAAACCATAGGACGTATCACTCGCCGTTATCCAGATACTTACCTTACCCTCTGCCGCCAGAATTTGAGAGGCGGTTATGGTAACAACAATCATGGGCTGTGTGGTAACGGTAACGGGAACCGAGAAGGCAGATACCTGTACCTGTGGTGCCGTACCCCAAAACCCAATGAGGTCGGTGGTCGCAGCACCAAGATAGGTGCCATCATCGTCACCAGCACCCATCACGTTGTAATCCTTCAGGTCTGCTTCATCAACCTGAGTACCACCCGAAACAAGACCCATCGCAGCAAGTTTAGTTGCAACCTCTACGTCACGAATCTGAAGGTTCTGTATCGCTTTCATACAAGCGTGGGCTTCAGAGGAGTTTGTAAAACCCCAAGCTGAAGCACCAACCGTCATGTATATCGTGGTTGACAGGCTTGCGCTCGCAGACACAACCGTAAGTGCCGTGGCCGCAGCAGTAAGGGCAGATGTCTGAGCGACAGGTGTAACGCCCCAGAAACCTACAAGGGACGTAGTTTCCTGCCCCATGATGGTTCCGTCAACGCAACCTTTGTCTAAATAGTCAGTCATATGTCACCTCCCCTAAACCGGTATGCGAACAGCCCACTCCGGCCTGATAGCCTTCTGCCCGAAAAGTACATCAATACGACATGGGAACTTATCGTTCACAATATCGAAGTCACGTACAACTCTCATACTGATGCCATCGTAAACCTCTCTTGCCGCAAAATCCACACCACTTGGCATTTCAAGGTCAGCAGTTACCATCGTAAACGCATCCCTGTGATAAGCAAGGTTGTTCAGGTTCGCCGCTGAAGCAGCACCGGTACTCACTACCGTAGACGAAACATAAACGGCCGCAGCAATAGTCCCGATAATGTGGACGTTCTTTTTCGCACCACTCCGATATGGAATCGGGGAAACAGGAACGGCATGAGCGGCAGTTGTACAATTAGTGTCTGCCGTTACAGACCACATCTGCAACCAAGCGCAGGTAGTTTTTGTTTCAGGATTAACAGCATAAACAGAGGTGATATGGAACACATCCCCTGCCGTATAGGTCGTACCGGTAGCACCCGTGGTCAGCGTAATGTTAGCCTTGGCGTTCTCGATAGAGGTCGCCGTAGTAGTGGTATAACAGGTCGGGGTCGCATTGGTACGGGTTCCTGCCGTATGGGTCGGTAACGTTTCAGTTTCCCAGAAATTAAACCCATAAATTCTTCCGACCAGACCCTCTTTGTACTGACGGGAAAGCTCATCTGCCGGATTGTAGTGACTTAAAGCGGAAGTGATAATCGACTGTGAACCAAGAGCGTCCATCATCAAATGCCTGTCACCGGAAGGTGCAAGACCCTGATTAAGCATACTTCTTGCGCCAAGAATATCACCGCTTACGGGCTGAGTTCCCGCAGTAGTCTGCTGATACTTATAAATGTAAGGATAACAAGCGTCTATGACGGTCTTGTCAACCTCTGCCGCCAAACGGGTCATTGCCGGATTTAAAATTCTGTCAGCAAAGTCGTCCAGAGACAACGTAAGCTCAACAGAACTAAAGTTAACGTCAACACCCTTCTGGGTGGCAACAGTAAGAGTCTGTGTAGTCTCGGTAACATCCTGAGTATCCATTACCGCACCGGTACGAATCGTAAACTGGTTCGGTTCACGGATTACAAGCTCACCACCGTTCTTTGCTCCGCTTCTTGCAAAGCGGTCATCGTACTGTTTGTTAATGGTCTTACAAAAGACCAGCTTGTTGTGTAAAATCGACAGGGCTTTTCTCGTTATGTCGCCCGCCGATAGGGTTTTAATTGTGTGACTCATTTAATTTATCCTCGGCCTTCGATTCTTTTCTCGTAGGCTCGCTTTCGGTCCCACTCCATCCATTCGTCAACGCTCATCTTGGATGGGTCTTTCTCTGCGCCCCCCCCACCTGCGCCTAACGGTACAACCGGATCGGGCGCTTTGGGGACTTTTTTAGTTTTTGACATTACCTCTAATTTCGTTTCAAGTTTTCCAAGCTCATAAACCTGTGCGGTGTCAGAAAGATTGCGAATCCTGTCGGCAATTTCACGGTTTTCAGGCAATCCTAAACAATAAGCAAGTGCCGGTCCCTTTTCGCTGACAAGGATAGCCCTACGCATGTTCGGGGTGAAAACCTCTGATTCAATAACAGCGTCAAAGTCTGCGTGTTCCTTGCGGAGTTCGGTAGCCCTGCTGTTAAAATCACCAAGTTGTTTTTCGTACTCTTTCTCTACGTTGGCGGTTTGTTCCCTTGCTATCTCCTTTGACCTGCGCCAATCATAAACCGCGTCTTCATACTGCTCGGTAGTATCGTAGTTTTCCAAACTTGGTCTGCCTGACGGTTCTACCGGTGTTTCTACCTTTGCGGGTGCGGGAGGGGGTTGTGAAAGAGCTTTGTTTTTCCAGTATTCTGCGTCTCTTTCTGCCTCTCTCCGTTTCCGAGTAACCTCGTTGATTCGTTCCTGTGCCGTTTGTTTTGGCTTAACTTCAGCAACTTCCTCAACGACTTCTTCAGCAGGTTCTTCAACCTGAACTTCTTCTTCAACTTCTTCAACAACTTCTTCCGCGACTTCTTCAGTCGTAACTTCGTCTGCCATAATGTCCTCCGCGTCTTTCGACGATTTACTTTGCGCCCTGTTGGGCGGATTGCTGTTGCATCGCCTGAATAGCCTTTTGTAGCTCTGCGTGTACTTCCTGACTACCAGGCGCGTCACTATATTTGAAAATCAGCGGTGCTATAACTGCCGCAATTTCCGGTCCTGCGTATTGCATTGCCTGTATCATGCTTTCGGTCATTTCCTCACGCTTAGATGCGAACGAGGAACCTATCGTGGATATAAGGTCGTATTTACCAACACTTAGGTCGTTCTGTAAGCCGACTTCCTCACCACCATCACCGACAACAGGCTTGTTAACGTCCACAAGAGAGTGTTCCCCCTGCTCGTTCATTATCTGTACGGCTCTCTGTGTGTCGTAGATTTTGGGGATAATATCGATTATCTGCTTTCCGGCAGCTATCATAGCCCTTGTGCGGTTATTAACAAATAAATACGTACCCTTATCAGACTGTTTCACCCTTGCCATGATAGCGACACGACTTCTCTCGTTGGACGCTTCACCCTTGGATGATTCATACTGACCCAGATGGTCTTCAATATCGTAGGCGGTGGTCTGCATCATATTCATAATAGCCGTGGGTATTTGTGCCTGACCCTCTCTTGACGGCTTATTCACACCGTTCAAGTGCTTGTAACGAATATACATGCGGTTTTTTATGTTTGCGTCATCCCACTCGCCCTCAAACCCCTTTATCTGCCGATGGTCTACGATAAACGGCATTTTAGGAGCTAATGCGACGGTTTCGGTTGCGGCGGTTGCCCAATAGTTATACATTTCCTGCGGGCCTCTCGCGCCCCTTGCAAGGGAAAGATAGTATTTCTTACCCTCAACAACAACCTCGTCACCGAACATGGGTATAATGGGTATTCCGCTACCCGGCCAATCTCTCTTTTCAAGAACTTCAGCCCCGCTAAGTTTACACCACTTAACGGTTACATCCTCAACCTCTCTTTCACGGGCGATTTCAAGCCCCATTTCAGTCAAAGCCTTGCCTGTGTTTTTATTATCAAGCGGAACAATGGTTCCATCGGACAACAGGGCTATTTTACGCATCACCGTGTCTTTATAGAAATATTCGGCAACACGAACCTTATCTTGCTGTAACCATTCGCCAAATATCGTTCCGGTAGACGTACTGTCGAAGTCGGAAAACTGTGCGCCTGGATACTTCTTTTTAAACTTATCTTTTGTAATCAGGTCTTCATAAAAACAATATTGCGCGTCTTCAAGGTTAAATTTAGTGGCATACGGGTCAAAGTGTACCGCAAGTGGGTTAATTACCCTGTCTATGCGAATATCCTGCTCAAAACTGGCATTATCGGGATATAAAGTGTTTATCCTAAAGAACCCGATTGAGGACGATATTGCATGGTTATATGCCGTGTCATACGCTACGTCAGCGTCAGACAGGTACTCTATCTCCCGTAAAAGGTCACTATATAGCCTTGCCATTCCAATATCAGCAGCAGAATCCACCGGTATAACCTTTAGGCTCGGACGGTTCTGCATACCATCCCCACGTATACGCCGTAATGTCTTTTGCAGCTTGTTCGATGTGATAATAGGACGACCCTCTGTGGCTCTCTGCTCTTTTATCGCTTCAGGCCATTGTCCGTTGTCAACATCGTACACAAACTTAGTGTCAGTTATAGCTTCCTTGTAGATATGTTCCCAACCATCAACAGATTCTTTGTAGTTATCCTTAACGTCTTTTATGAAATCAGTTTCTTTTGACATTACATACCCATCCACGCCATCGGAGCTTGACGTTCACGATGAACAAGTGGTTTAATTATATGATCTTCGTATTTTGCCTCAGTAAGTGTGTACCTGTACCAGTTTTCCATGAAATGATCGTATTCTTTGGCGGGTTTGCCGTCATCATCGAAAACCCAACGCTTACCCTCGTATTTATGTTGTGTGCAATCATCAAACAGATAAACCGTAGGCATACCATTCGGACCCTTTAGCCACGTTTTAATGTTTTTTATACCACTTTCTTTATCCTTTGAAGCAACATGGAGTGTAATATCGTATTTTTCCAGTTCTTCTTCAAGTATCGTGAAGGTGTCTCTTATGTTCGTTCCAAGACGATTACGCATGTATGCTGTATCACCCTTTGAAAGCGGGTCAATGTACGCATCTTGGATAAGCCACCCGAATTTCTTGACTTTACGAATTATATCGTCGGCTATTTCCTCGGCAGACAGGTTTTCCCACGTTTCGCCAACTAAATAATGAACATTCTGTGGGTTTACAGCCCAATAACTAACAGCCTGTGGTGTGTTAAGGTGGAAATCTATCAGAACAGTTACCGGCCAGTTTGTCGGAACCTTAAACGGCTTTACAAAGTGAACGTTCTCGTCGAGTTCTTTAAGAACACGCCCAACAAGTGATTTAAACTCCCCGAACACCCGTGGCCCTACATCGTCAGGGTCAATATCCTTGATGAACTTTAAAATCTTGAGCTTGTTTATATCCTCATACTTCATCTCAAACGCACCGGATGGTCTTTCTTCAGAGTCGATCATGTCCTCTGCCTCCCGGTCAAACATGTCGATAAGGTATTTCTCAGCACCGGCACCCCGGTCTATTACATACTTGCCTTTCTCCTTG